GACGAAGAGAAAGCTAAATCTTATACTTTGGCTTACATAAGAGCTAATAAAGATAGATATAATGCTTTGAGAGATTTATATCAAACTTTAGATGATACTAGAATGTTAGGACTTACTCCTACGGAACAAAGAGAAATTTTGAAAAAGGCAAAGATAACTAATTACGATGAAGTTTTAATGGGTAGATTCCAACCTATACAACTTGATAGAAATAAGATAAATCAAAAAATATTTGAAGGTATGGATATTGATAACCTTAAGTTAGAACAAATAAAAAGACGATTACAATTAGAGGATCTTGAAGGTAGATATAGAGGCAATCAACTTGGAGCAGTTCAAAGTCCTAATGCAGAAATAAGGAATAAACAAACTCAAGATAGAGTTTCTGTAGCTTTGAGACAAGCGGAGATAGATAAACTACTAGGTATTACTTAGATACCAAATTTAATATGATCAGCGCCACCATTTTTTTCAGCCAGTTCTATTTCTTTAATAGCTTTTTCAACCAACCATTCAACCGTGTTAGCACGGGTCCTATGAGTTAATGATGCGAGTTTACCTAATTTTTTGTGAGTTTCTTTGTTTACCCCGATGGTTACATGACTTGCCATTCAGCTTCTCCTCGTATGTTAATTATTACTTAATCTTTATAAAAAATTGTATAATAAATTATGGCCCATAACAAGAACAAATACGGAGCTATTAAAGTAAAGCTCGATGGTATCACATTTGATAGCAAATTAGAGGCAGCTAGATATAAATTCTTGAAAGAATTAGAATCTGCTGGCGCAGTGTCAGACATAGAAGTTCATCCACAATTTCCATGTTTCGTAGAGGGTAAAAAGATCTGCACTTATATAGCAGACTTTAAATATAAAAATGTAAAAGGAGAGGAGGTTATAGAAGATACTAAAGGAGTATTGACTGATGTCTTTAAATTAAAAAAGAAATTAGTAGAAGCAATATATCCTGATGTAACTATCGAAGTCATTCAATCACCTAGAGCATAATGTCTCAAAAAACTAGAACTTGTACGCTCTGCAGAAAGAGACGCAAGATTAAATTTTTTGAAGCTAGAGAACAAACCGGAGGCGGAGTAACTTATCGTGGTATTTGTAGAGACTGTCATGTTATAGATAGAAACAGAAAGCGATCATCAAGTTACAAAAGTTTTTTAAATTTACTTCACAATCAATTAAGACATACCAGGGTTAGTAAATTTCCAGATAAAGATTGGGAGATAACGCCAGAAGATTTAATAGAAATATGGGACGAGCAAGATGGTCTTTGTGCTTTATCTGGCGTATTGATGACTCATCATCGAGACGGTAGTGGTAAGAAGGACCTTAACGTAACTATAGATAGAATAGATCCTAGTGTTTGGTATGTTAGAAGCAACATTCAATTGGTTTGTCAGCGTGCCAATATCATTAAACATACCTTGACTGAGGACATGATGCTTTGGTGGTGTGAAAATATTGTAAGAAATAAAAAGAAATAAAAAGTTTTTTTTATATGCCAAATATTTTTGTATATAATCCGCGCATGAATTTTAAGAATATACTCACCGGAAGTGCTGGGTATTTCTTTAGTGGCAGTTTCATCCTCTACATGACAAATCTTTTCTTCGTCCTGTATTTTTGATCTACACTAAGCCAGTGCTTTATTTATAGATCTGTTTTATTTTATAGCCTTTCTCAGAGTTATTAAGGTTTATCATCTTGCGCTCTAATTTTGGTAATGATTTCCAGAACACTGGAGAGTGTTGATAATCATATAAACCACAAACAGTACAACGACCATTTTCCATACTGGTGGGCCAGTGACAGGCGTTGATGCAAGGATAATCAGCGAGACTGGTAGTTTCGCCTCTAAGACTAGCTATGTTTTTAAATGTATCTAATTTAAATATTTTAGCCATTACGCACCTCTTTATAGAGATATGCGTATTATATAACGATTTTTATATATTATTGCAACTTTTTTACTAAAAGGGTGTAGGTATCAAGCCAAATATAAGTTCATGATCAGGGCAGTTTTTCTTGTCCATTTGTTGTTTTGGATTTAATAACACGCCTTTTTTGCCACAACGCCAAGTAGCTCCAGAGACTTCTATGATTGGCTTTGAGTGTTTACAGTTTCTACAATTTTTAAAAGGTGGTTCTGCTCTACCTAAATAAACTTCTCTAGATTCTTTTGGTAAATTCTTAACTTTCCAATCGTTCTCACTCAAGAATAAATCCGGTGGCTCTGGCGAAGTAATAATTCTTTTAGCTTTCTCTATCAAGGATTGAAAGAGCTCGTCATTATATTTAATTACTTCACTGTAAATATCAGAATTGTTTTTGTTGTAAACCAAAGCTAATGATTTAGGTAATTTAAAAGCACCCATATAACAATGTACTTGTGCTTCGTATTCTAGTGACCAACGCTCGTAACTGTTCTCACTAACTAAATTATTAAATCTTCTGTCATTAGAGCTCTTGACTTCCAGGACCATAGAATCATCATCATGCTCTGGCAGGTTCTTAACTACACCATCTATATGTCCAGAAAAATGGTCGCCAAGTAAAGAAGCTTTGAACTGATCACCTTTTTTATCTTCAGTAAATACTTCTACGCCATCTGCTTTTTTAAGATAATCAATGACTACGTCTTCAATAACATTACCTAGTTCTAAGATCCTAGATACTCTTGGCTCAAATTTATTTGGTGGTAAACACCACCTAAAATTTAACCACAGCATTCTTTCATCTGGATTACCAATCTGACTCATACCTAAATATGGTCTGTACTTTGGTGGTTCAGATAACATTACATGATCTATCATTTTATTTATCTTGCTCATAGAAATATCTCCTTATCGTCAAAAATTACTTTCTTTACATTAAAATATTTACCTTCTCTTTTTATCCCAACAGACTTAACTCCTTTGAGAGCTCCTTGATTTATCTTAGCTGCTGCTTGTTCAGAAGTTCTAGGTACGCCCCATATTTTTGGATCTACTAAACGACACCAATAATTAATTGCTAGTCCGTGCATTCTTGAATGGCCAAACATAAGCGGCATCATCCTAGGTAAGAATTGATTATCAACATAAAAGAATACCTTACAATATTTATTGCCATTTTTAGAGTCAGCAACTGCTGCACTAACACTAGTCACAACTTCTAAAGAACTCTTGTTCTTTTGTTTCTCATCAGAGATAACTGCTCCAGAATCTGCCTTGGTTTTCTTAGCTACCTTTCTTTCTTCCATAGGTACTAAGAAAGTTAAGAACTCTGCTACCGGAAACTCTTCATTGCATTCGACACATTTCTTTGCATGCGGTGGATTGACAGCCAAACAATTGCCACAGATTTTAGGTCTTCTTATTTTTATTTCTTGATCTGGCTTGGCTGTATCAATACAACCATGTCTAGCAATGTTCTCACCATAATCCAAAAGCAAACAATTATCTTTGCCTGGGTACAGTCGCATACCTCGACCGCACATCTGAACATAAAGCCCTAGACTTTTGGTTGGTCTTAACATAGCAATACAATCTGTTCTAGGAGCGTCCCAACCTTCTGTTAAAACACCGACATTGCAAACAGCATGTACCTTTCCAGATTCAAAGTCTTCTAGTATTTGTTTTCTTTCTTCTCCAGGAGTTTCGCCAGTTAGTAATCTTGATTCAATCCCATGCTTTTGTAAGTGCATATTCATCTTCATAGCATGTAATACTGATACGCAGAAGAACACGGAAGCTGTTCTGCCTTTGGTATATGCTTTGTCTAACCAATCATTGATGATAGCGACAATGGTCTTCTCGTCCATAGCTAATTTTTCTAGATCAGATTCTTTGTAATCGCCACCTTTAAATTTAAGCTTGGCTTTACTAGCGTCAATAATAGTATTGTCATCTACTTTGTAAGAAGTAATTCTAGCTAGATAACCTTGGTCTATTAAGTCTGGTATCTTTGCTTGATAAGCAATGTCATGAAAGAAATGATCTTTTCTTTTGCCATAGATATAACCTTGACCCATACGATAAGGTGTAGCAGTGCAGCCTAAAACACGCATAGCTCGTTCAGCAGACAACTCATTGATTATCTTTTGGTATCTAG